CCGAAGACGTTATTGACGAATGTGCTGCCTTTCCAAACGGCGCTAATGATGACTATGTAGATTCCACGACTCAGGCCATACTACGATACAGACAAGGGAACTTTGTTGAGTTATACTCGGATTATAAAGATGATGAAGATTTACCTGAGAAAACGTATAACTACTACTAGAGCGTATGGCAGAGCAAGACAAAACAATTCAAGAACAGAATCGTGAAAATCTAGGTGCGCTTGGTATTGGTGCAGGTATCATTACTGGTATTGCAGCAAAAGCTCCTATCGTTCGTCAAGCTAAAAAAATCTATTCAGGTATTAAAGGTTTAATGAAATCAAGCGATGAGATTACTGATCTACCTACAACCAAAGGAAATGAATTATCCAACGCTAGAATTATTCCAGAAGATGCAACGTTAACCGCGTTACAAAAAAGACAAAAAGAAGCTCGTGCAGCAATGGACTATGATGTAAACGTTGTGGATGATATTAAAAAAAGAGTGGCAAGTAATCCTTTAACTTTAGCAGGACGCAACACGGCTGCGGATACAGATGTCAGTGTGCACGGCTCTGCTTTGTTTGATGCCATTGCAACTTTTCCAAACATGGGTAGAAAAAAAGGTTATCAAGCACCAGCACAAGCGTGGGCAGATTATTTTAAAAAAGGACAAGTCGGTAAGATAGGTGACGTAAAATTAAATGTAACGCGAGATGAGTTAGCGGATACCAACATAGCGTACTTTGATGAAAAAAATAATTTAATAGGCGGTTACCTTAAACTAGCACAAGATGAAAAGGTACCGGTATCGGCAAAAACATTATTAGAGATGGTAGCTAAATCTCCAGCACATAACACCGCGCATATTCGCTTAGGTTATAGTCAAGATTTTAAACCAGCAGCAGACGATTTTTTTGATGAGTTTGATGATGTAATAGCAAGAGTAAAAAAACAAGTTGATGACTTAGCTAATAAAAATGATATAGCCATGCAAAAGGATCCTAATGTACCTATCAATGCAGACGCACAAAGACTACAAGAAGACCTTGATGATTTAGTTGAATACTACTACACCAAAGGTACCGATTTTAAAGCTAGAAATTTTGGTGCTAGTTCTGCTCCAAGTAAAACTACTGATGATGAATTTTTAAACTCAATGAGAGGAGCCATCCGTGGATTAAGTGATAAAAAAGAAAGGTTTGATGATTTGGGTATACCGTTTGATAGTACCCTTGGGCCTTTAATGAATAAATTTGACAATTTTGCTGGTGTGCTACAAAAAGAAATAGGTATGGGTAATCAAACTAGGCATAGCGGAGACGATGCGTATCGTCTGTTTGGCCCAGAAACATACCACGAAGATTTAATTTTTTTTAAAAACCTTGACGGTGGTGTTACGGGACAAGGTATTTTTGGTAAAGATTTTAAGTATCCTCAACCCAGACATTATGGAGGTGTAGTAGATAATCAGTTGTATCATATCCGTTATGGTAAACGAGCTTTGGAGGGAAGTCCAAATGAAAAAGTTTATGTATTAGATGAATTGCAAGCAGACGTGCAACAAGCTACACAAAAAAGTTTAAAAAATAATCAAAATATTAATAATTTTAGCCCAGTAGAAGAGCAATTAGAAAATTTTACTAGATTAAATCCAACCAACGCTGATTATTTACAATCACTTTTTAAAGACAGACGTGTAGAAAAATATTATGAAATGGAAGATTTAATAACAAAACAAACAGCGCTTACCGGTAGATTTGATACAAACGCATCAAAAGAATATGCAAAATTATCTAAAGAGTTTGATGAAATAAGTGCAGTGCAAAAAGATCCTAAAGTGGGTGGTATGGCTAAAAAAGATTTGATAAAAAGATACGAGCAGAGTGCAATGGATTTTCAACCTATGCTTGATACTGAAAAAGGATGGGGATCGCATGGTATGAAATATTTAATAAAACAAGCTGCAAGAAATAATGTTGATTACATAGCAATTAATCCAGCTGAAATGGTTTCTTTTGCAAAAAGAGGCAGTGACAGAAAAATTGGAACTTTGCAATATTATGGTAACGCAAGAGGGACAGCCGGTTATAAAAATTATAAAGTAGGTGGCAAACTAACTAATCCAAACCAAACAGCAACTTTACCAAAAATTTTAAAAGACTTAGCAAAACAATATAAATCTGAAGCTAAAACTATTCGTGTTGCAAAATCAGATCCTAAAAAACGTTTTAAACTTGTACGCGATAATGGTTTTGAAGCTGGCGAAGAAACTTTTACTTATGCTAAAACGGAACATCTTGCTGCATTTAAAACTAGACTTGAAGCAGAAAGATATAGTAGACAAAAAAGTGGCACAATAGTTGAAATGGATGCTGATGATCCAGAACTATATTACCCAGTATTTGGCTTAAAAGTAACCCCTGAAATGAAGAGTAAACCCTTTAAGTTATATAAAAAAACAGGTGGTCTGGTAGTTGATATATTTAAATGGTAGAATTTTAATATGACAAAAAAACAAACAGACCCAAGATTAGAAAAAATATTTAGCGAAAGAAAGCTGAAAAAAAATACCTCTGGTATAAGGCAAATAGCTGCTAAAAACAAATCGCTACAAAGGTTACTTGCTAATAGCACAGCAAGATTTAATCCATTAAAAAAGGTAGGTCCTATACCTACAGCTATTCCTATGAGTGCAAAAACTGGGAAATATGTGCAAGTTAAGTGTAAACTAGGAAAAAACAAAAAAACAAGGGTGACATAACTATGGCCGTTGAAGACAATATTCAAGTAACGCAAGAAGAGGTAGATGCAGTTGAGCCTGTTGATGTAGAGATTACAGATGAAGCTGCTGAACAAGAGCAAGTTCAAGAAGAGACTAAAGATTTCTATTCAAATCTTGCTGAAGATTTAGATGAAAGAGTATTAGCTGGACTGGCTAATGAATTACTTGCCGATTACAAAAAAGATAAAGAATCAAGAAGTGATTGGGAAAAGTCGTACACTTCTGGTTTAGATTTACTAGGTTTTAAATACAATAATGAAAGCGGACCTTTTCAAGGTGCTAGCTCAGTGACTCATCCAATGTTAGCTGAATCAGTGACACAATTTCAAGCGCAAGCCTACAAGGAATTGTTACCTTCTGATGGACCGGTTAGTTCAAAAGTCGTTGGTGCTTTGACACCAGAAAAAGAAGCACAAGCACAACGTGTTGAAGAATTTATGAACTATATGATTACTGAGGAGATGGAAGAATACACTCCTGAGTTTGACCAATTATTATTTTATTTACCACTTGCTGGATCTGCATTTAAAAAAGTTTATTTTGATGATGTCATGCAAAGAGCAGTCTCAAAATTTGTACCTGCGGAAGATTTAGTTGTTCCTTATTATGCTACAGACTTAAAAGACTGTGAGCGTATTACACATTTAGTTCGCATGAGCGAAAACGATATCTTAAAAAAACAACAGATAGGTTTTTATCGTGATGTTGATATTTTACCAAGTCGTATGGACGACAGCGACATAAAGGATAAATATGGTGAATTAAGTGGTGTTAGTCGTTCTGGCGATGCTGATGGTGATTATCAGTTTAATGTTTTAGAGATGCACGTTGATTTAGATTTAGAAGATCCTGAAGACAAAAGTGATGAAAAAAATATTAAAATACCTTATGTCGTTACATTAGACGAAGGTTCAAGAGAAATATTATCTATTTATCGTAACTTTGAACCTGAGGATCCGTTATTAAAACGTAAAGAATTTTTTGTACATTACAAATTTTTACCAGGTCTAGGCTTCTATGGCTTTGGTTTAATACACATGATTGGTGGTTTAAGTAAAACTGCAACTGCATCACTTAGACAATTACTGGATGCAGGTACACTAGCTAACTTACCCGCTGGTTTTAAAACTCGTGGTATGCGTATTCGTGATGACGATCAGCCGTTTCAACCAGGTGAATTCCGTGATGTAGACATTGTAGGTGGTAGAATACAAGATTCTTTCATGCAATTACCATTTAAAGAGCCAAGTCAGACTTTATTTCAACTTTTAGGCTTCGTAGTACAAGCTGGACAGCGTTTTGCAGCGATTGCAGACATGCAGGTCGGTGAAGATGGTAAAAATAGAGCAGTTGGTACGACCGTTGCCCTTCTAGAACGTGGTTCTAGAGTCATGAGTGCCATACATAAGCGTTGCTACTATGCAATGCGACAAGAATTTAGACTTATGAACAATGTTTTTGCTTCATACTTACCTCCAGTGTACCCATATGCGGTTTACGGTGGTGATCGTATGGTAAAACAAGCTGATTTTAGTCCAGAAGTCGATGTTATACCAGTTGCGGACCCAAATATCTTCTCAATGGCACAAAGAATAACTTTAGCGCAGACACAATTGCAAATTGCACAGTCAAATCCACAAATGCACAACGTACATGAAGCATATCGTCGTGTTTATGCAGCATTAGGCACAAAAGACATTAATACTTTACTTAAAAAACAAGAAGAACCGCAACCAAAAGACCCTGCATTAGAAAATGCAGACGCTTTAGCTATGAAACCACTCAAAGCATTTGAATTTCAAAACCATGATGCGCATATTTTTACACACATGGCGTTTATGAAGTCTAGAATGGTGCAAATGAACCCACAAGTGTATGCTTTATTACAAGCACACATCAGTGAACACATATCTTTCAAAGCTAAGGCTCAAGCATTAATTTTAATTCAACAAGAGCAACCTGATGTTATGCAACTACAACAAACTAACCCTGATGATTTTAAGCAATTGTTTGATGGTGTGCATGCGGAAAGAATACAGGCCCTGACAGAAGAATTAGTTCAACAAGAGCAACCTGCTGATGATCCATTGGTTAGATTAAAACAACAAGAGTTAGATATGCGTGCTGCCGATATGCAACGTAAAGGTGAAGAGTTCTTAGTGCAAGAACAAAGAAAAGCAGACGAGTTTGATGAACGTATTGATTTAGATAGAATGGAACGTGAAGACAGTGAAGATGCTGGTAAAGAAAGAATACGAGTAGCAGATGATAAATTAGATATCATGCGTGATAAATTGAAACAGGACACTGGTAAAGATGAAAAAACTAAGTAAAACAGTGCCACCTAAACGAGGACCAAACCCACAAGGTTTAAAAAACGGTGGTTGTCCATTTCGTGATGTAGGTGCAAGAAGTCCTTATAAAGGTGTCAGTGGTATTCAAGTTAAAGGTCAAAAATTTATAGGAGTTAAATAATGATTGGACTTATTTTTTCAGGCGTAAGCAAAATAGCTACACAGTATCTTGATAACAAAAGCAAGCAGTCTGTAGCTAAAAGTAATTTAAAAATTGCAGAGATTGATGCTAAAGTTGCAGTGCAAAAAAAGGTGGCGGAAGGTAAGGTCGAATGGGAGACCGCTATGGCAAAGGCTTCTGACGATTCGTGGAAAGACGAGGCCTGGACAATTTGTTTTATTGCTATAATAATTTTAAGTTTTATTCCATACTTTCAACCACACGTTGCTAAAGGTATAGAGTTTTTAGCTACATTCCCTGATTGGTTACAGTGGTCAGTTATGGCTTCCATTGGTGCCAGTTTTGGGTTAAAATCAATCGGCAAGTTCACTAAGTAGAGGTACTTATGAAAATGAAAAGTAAAGGTTATTCTAAAGGCGGACCTAAAATGATGAAAGCCATGGGCGGTAAGATGGCCAAAGGTTATTCTAAAGGCACCGGTAAAGGCGGTGTAAAAACTATGACACTCGCTCAGTTACGAGCGCAAGCAAGAAAAAAGGGTTATAAAATTACCAAGGCTTAAAAAATTTGTCACACTTAATATCAAACATACCTTTAGTTTTAAAGGCGTGGGTTAGAAAAGAATTTACACACAACCATCGTGCTTATCACGGTGAGTTCCTACACTGTTACGTCATTGCAGTTACCTGCATCCCAGATCGTTGTTTAAGTTTTCAAGTTATGTTTACTGGATGCGAAGATGAAGAAAACCGCACAGAGAATCCTCACGGGGGTGCAATGTGGGCGCGTATGCCAATTACTGCATTAGTTGAAGATGAACCTCTGGATGAAATGCCACCACCTATGCCGACACATATTGCTCAACCTTGGGATGTATCTTCTAGGGATCATTCTATTATTGTATTTGACAGAACAAGCTCTAGTCCTTGGTTAGCTCGTATTGAAGGTGAGTTTTATACGGCTAAATATTACTTTACGGTGGATTATACAAATAACGAGATAGCTGATGATCCAGCACAACACAAACAATCGCATGTATTAGCTTTAACCGAAGGTCCGTGGAAAGGGTGTTTTGTAGCCTTACCTAATAACCGAGTAAGAGTTACATCTCCAGCATTATGGGTGACAGGAAACGGTCCACCGGACTTTATTCCATCACAGTGGACTCATAAAGCAGAAGCACACGACAGTTACATGGATTGGGAATATACTTTTAACAATTTATACGCACCAGAGAAGAAAAAATAAATGCACGATCCAGATACTATTCAAAGTGTAATACATTTTATAAGAAAAAGAGTTGACGAAACTAAAGATCATATTGTTTATGGTGTAGACAACTTAGAACAATTACATTATGCTAAGGGCAAGATCGGTGCATACGAGGCACTGCTTCAGGATTTAAAAGACCTGCAAAAAAATGAGGAGAACGCATGACAAGTAAGTCAAGTATTATAAAACCAGATTACATCAAGGATGAAGTAACTTCATCACCAGAACAAGACGCCCCTAAATTAACACAAAACTACATAGACGAAATAGATCGCTTACCTAACCCTGTCGGTTACCGTATTTTAATTAAAATGTGGAAAATGTCAGAAAGAACTAAAGGTGGTATTGCTTTGTCAGAACAAACTTTAGAAACTTCTGAAATAACATCAGTAGTTGGTTATGTCGTAAAAATGGGAGAAATGTGTTACAAAGACACAGAAAAATTTTTAACACCTTGGTGTAAAGAAGGTCAGTTTGTAGTTATTGGTCGTTATGCAGGCGCTAGATTTAAAACAAAATTTGGTGAACATAGAATCATTAATGATGATGAAATTATTGGTACGATTGAAAAACCCGAGTATATACTCGCACTATTTTAGGAGTAAAATATGTCAGAAGTACAAGCACAAGACGTTGAATTAGATACTGATGGTATCGAAGAAACATCTATTGATGTAGAGCAACCCTCTACCGTTGCAGAAGCTACTGCAACCCCAGAAGTTGATTTGGGTTATACCGATCCAGTTAACAGTGACAAAGCTAAAGTTATTGAAGAGCCAAAGGGTGAAGATAATTTACAAGACGTGTCAGAAAAAACTCAGAAAAGAATTGATAAGTTAACTCGTAAAATGAGAGAAGCAGAAAGAAGAGAAGCTGCAGCCCTTGATTACGCTAAAGGCTTACAAGACAAATATAATACAGCTAAATCTAGTTTATCTTCTGTCGAAGATAATCATTTAAAAGAATTTGATGCAAGAGTTGATTCTCAAAGAGAACAAGTTAAATCTAAACTAGCAAATGCAACAGCAGATGGCGATGTTGATAAAATCGTTGAAGCTAATGATGAATTAACAAGATTAGCAGTTGAAAAAGAAAAAGCTAGAGTTAAATTAGCTCAAAGAGAGCAAGAAATAAAAGAACCTCAACCAGAAGAAGTTGTTCCACAAGCTCCAGCCCTAGATCCAAAAGCAGAAGACTGGATAAGTAAGAACACTTGGTTTAACAGTGATAACGTTATGACTGGTGCTGCTGTTCAAAAACATGAACAACTTGTTCAACAGGGAGTTGACCCAACCTCTGATGAATACTATGATGAAATAGATAAGGTTATGAGAGAATATTTTCCTCATAAATTTGTTGAAGATAAAAAACCCGTTCAAACTGTTGCCTCGGCGGGGCGTAAACAGCAAGGACGCAGAACCGTGAAACTCACCCGTTCACAAGTAGCGATAGCTAAAAAATTAGGGGTGCCACTAGAAGAATACGCGAAATTCGTGAAGGAGTAGATTATGACTAAAAATATAGTAAAGAAAACCTCACGCGCGAGCCAAGAGAAAAAGGATATTCGTAATAAACCTTGGTCGCCACCATCAAGTCTAGATGCACCACCTGCACCGCAAGGTTATTGTCATAGGTGGATTAGGGTAGAAAGTGTTGGTTTTATGGATTCAGGTAATGTTTCCAAAAAACTAAGAGAAGGTTGGGAATTTGTTCGAGCTGAAGAAGTTACGAATGAAATCGGTGACCATGACTATCCAGTAATCCATGAAGGCAAACATCAGGGGTTAATCGGGGTTGGAGGCCTTGTGTTGGCAAGGATACCAGAAGAAATTGTCGAACAACGCAAGCAGTATTTTCGAGGAATTACTGCTGACCAAGTTAAAGCAGTTGATAACGACATTCTAAAGGAACAACGACCAGAGATGCCTGTTAATATTGACAGACAGTCTCGTGTAACTTTTGGTGGTAACAGAAAGTCTTAATTTTTTAGCTTTTGTAACCACATTTGTTTAACTATTTAACGGAGTTTAATTATGGCAAACCAAGATGCTGCATTTGGGATGCGTCCGGTAGCCAGAGTAGGTGGAACACCCTTCACTGGTGGACAAACTCGTTATAGAATAGCTGCGAATTATGGAACAGCAATCTTCCAAGGTGACATGGTAATGCAAGTCACTGGTGGCGGTGTAGAAGTACACGCCGATGGCGGTACAGTTCCTATCGTAGGTGTTTTTAACGGATGTCGCTTTACTGACCCATCCACTGGAAAAGAAACTTTTTCCAATTTTTATCCTGCAAGTACAAATGCTTCAGATATTGAAGCGTTTATTATTGATGACCCAATGGTTATTTTCGAAATTCAAGCAGATGCTGCTTTCCCTATAGCTGACCTACTCGGTAACTTTGATATCGTGTATACATCAGCTGGAAGCACAACAACCGGTTTATCCGGTGCTGAATTAGATGTAACTACTGGTGCAACAACCGCTGGCTTACCACTAAAGGCGATCGATATTTCAAGAGACCCTAACAATAGTGATGTCGGCAGTGATGCAACCAATGTACTCGTAGTAATTCAAAACCACATATTCGGCCAAAAAGGTGCCGGTCTAGCTTAGGAGGTTAACGTATGGCTATTTCAAGATCCCAACTAGTCAAAGAGTTAGAGCCTGGCTTGAACGCTCTTTTTGGACTAGAATACAACCGATATGAAAACGAGCATAGCGAGATCTTTGACTCAGAAAGTTCTGATAGAGCTTTTGAAGAAGAAGTAATCCTATCCGGTTTCGGTTCGGCTCCTGTAAAATCTGAGGGCGAGGGTGTATCATTTGATACCGCGAACGAAGGTTATACAGCAAGATATACACATGAAACTATCGCAATGGCTTTTGCTATTACAGAAGAAGCAATTGAGGATAATTTATACGACAGATTAGCAGG